AGTTAACTGGTGACATGATGCAGGATATGCATATTAGAGATGAAATACATAATCTTGAAATGATTCTTAATAAAGTAAAGCCAGAAGATTCACATTTTGATTGTATTGGTTGTGGTAGTTAAGTATTAACATTCTATTGTTAATAAACTTTTTATAGTGTTTTGTAATTTGTATTATAATTATATATATATTTATACAAAACAATTATTATGAAAATAGATATTAAATCAAAAGAATGTGTTTATATAACAATAAACAATCACACATATTATATAGATGATTCAACTAATGAACAAATATTTGAAAAGTGGATTGAAAATAAAAACAAACAACTATGAAAAAAAGAAATTTAATAGAACAAGCATTTGACAAATTAGTTTGTACAGATGAAAAACAAAAGTGGATTGATTACACAAAAAAACATCCAAACACTATTATAGAATCAAAAGGTTTAACATACAAAAATGGTAAAATATTATGAAAACAATAAACTATACAACAAGAACATTCTATGTACCTGCAAGCAAAATAGATACTTTGCTTGAGTTTCAAGAGAAATGTAGAACTAATGGCAGGAGGTCATATTCTGAAGTATTATTAGAGTTAATGGAACAATACAATGGAGATAATTAACTACTATAAATACTTGCAAGAAATGGAAGAATGGCAAGCATACTATTATTATACTTCTTTACACTTTAGATTAAGGAAAGTAATAAGACAAGCAAACTGGAACAAAAATATAATAACCAAGTTTGAATTATCTAACAATGATATTGAAATACACAAACATAGATTTGAGAGATTAATTAATGAAACTAAAGAAATTGGTGAAAAGTGGAAAGAACTTAGTTACCAATATGATGAACAAAGAATCAATAAAATAATAACACAATTAACTAAAATCAAAAATTATGAATTTAAAAACAGTAAACATAAAAGGTAAGCAGTATGTAACTGTAAATGAAAGATTAAAATACTTTAGAGAACATTTTGCAGGATACAGCTTAACAAGTGAAATAACACACTTAAATGAAAATGGTGTAATCATTAGAGCATCTTTAAAAAATAATGAAGATATAGAAGTAGCAAGTGGATATGCACATGAAAAACAAAATAGCACATTTATAAATAAAACTTCATTCATTGAAAATTGTGAAACTTCTGCATGGGGTAGAGCATTAGGTAACTTTGGTGTTGGTGTAGATGAATCAGTAGCAAGTGCTGATGAAGTAGCTAATGCAATTAAAAATCAGAAATCATGATACAAGAAATAAAATCAGAATATCAAAAGTTGCTTGAATTAATTAAAGAAAAAGAACTAATAGAAAAGCAATGGAATGAAGCAATCAAAAAATTTTATGAATCTAAAATAAAAGAAAATGAAAAAGAATAGATTAAGTTATAGTGCATTATGTGCTTTCAAGAAATCTCCTAACCACTTACTAAAGTATTGGGAAGGTAAAACTAAAGTTACTGATGCAATGCAGTTTGGTAGTATCATACACAAGCTGTTATTAGAACCAGAATCATTTAATGATGATTATGCTATATTTACTGGTGCAAGAAGGGCAGGCAAAGATTGGCAAGAGTTTAAAGCAGCTAATGATGATAAACAAATTATAAAGCTATCTGAATTAGATGATGCTAATGCTATTGCTGAAAATGCAATGTGCAATCCTATCTTTAAGGAACTAATGCAAAACAAAGTATATACTGAAAAAGAAGTAACTTGGAATCATGCAGGAATTGATTTTAAAGGGTTTGTAGATCTTGAAAGTAAAATAGGTGGTAGAACTATAGTTTGTGATATTAAAACAACTACAGATGCTGGAAAAAGGTTTCAGAGAGATTTAATATACAATGACTACAAAATGCAAGCAGCTATGTATTTAGAAAACTATGATGAAGCTGATTATTATATTATTGCAGTTGAAACTACTTCGCCTTACAATGTACAGGTTTATAGATTAGGTTATAACATTATATCACAGGGTTATATTGAATATTGCAACCTTGTAGACAAATACAACAACTGGAATGGTGAAGCAGTAGGTTATAGTAATGACATTATAGATATAGAAATAGAAGAACAAATATTAATTTAAAAACAAATAAACATGAAAGAAAAAACAATATACTGTGGTTCAGGTAAAGTAATGAATGAGAAATGGTTAAAAGTAACTATTAATCCTGACAAGCTAAGAGAACACATACAAGAGTTTAATGGTAACAAGTTTATTAAACTAAACATTAATTTAAAAGATGAAGCTGATCAATATGGTAAAGATGTATCTATTAGTGTTGATACTTGGCAACCAGAAGAGAAGAAAGAATCTGCTAATGATTTACCATTTTAGCAATGATGAAAGAATCAAATTACTTATTGAAAAGGGGTTTGAGTATGTCAGTTATACAAGAATTACTGATAAAGGGTTCTACACTACCACAAATAGCAAAAGAACACAACATAAGACCTGAAAGGTTATCAAGATTGTATAAACCTGTCAAGAAAAATTTTAAATACATTAATTTAAAAGCAAAAGTTAAAGCTGATGAAAGTAAAAACATGAGTACAAACATTGCACCTTTTGACAGGATATACACTTGGGACAGATTAAGTAAATCAGAAATACAATCATATAATAATTACATTAAAAAACATAAAGCATATTATGAATATTCTTAAAAAAGCAAATGAAATAGTAAATGAAAGATCTGAAGAAAAAGAAAGAGAATACGGTCCTTTTTCTGAAGGTATGATAAGAGCTTCTAAAATATTAAGTGCATCTACAGGAAAAAATTTTACTCCTGAAGATATGTATATGGCAATGATTGCTTTAAAATTATCAAGACAATCTTTTAATCATAAAGAAGATAATTTACTTGATGCTGTTGCTTATTTAGGAGCTTTAAATAATTACAAACTAAATACTAATAAAAATGGATAATACAAAATTAAATAAAAAAAATTATAATACTACAGACTTAAACCCTGAAAAAACATTTGAAAGACATGTTTTTCATAGAGATCAATTTGCTCATTATTTAAGATGGGTACATATATTAAAAGAAGCTAGGATTGGTGAAACAATATGTGATTTTGGATGTGGCAATGGAAATTTATTAGAAGTTTTTTATAGAAATAGATTTAAACAATCTAAATATGTTGGTATTGACATAAGAGATGCTGCAAAAAAAGATATTAAAAAATTAGATTGGGCAGAGTTTTATGTCGAAGATTTAGTAAACCCACAAAATAATTTTGATTTTAATAATGTTAAAGCTGATAAAGTATGTTCATTTGAAGTTATTGAGCATGTTGGAAAACAAAACGGTTTAAAATTTTTATTAAATATGAAAAAATGTGGTAAAGACGATGCTAAATTTTATTTATCAACACCTAATTATGATGAAAAAGTAGGAGCTGCAGGTAATCATACTTATGATTCTGGAGATGAAAGAGGTATAGACATTCAAGAATTTACACATAAAGAATTAGAATCTTTAATATTAGAAGCAGGTTTTGAAATAATAAAAAAATATGGAACATTTGCTAGCATAAGAGATTATAAACCATTAATGAATGATTGGCAAATAAAAATGTTTGAAGGTTTAAAAGATTATTTTGATGCTAATTTATTAAGTAATATTATGGCTCCTTTTTTCCCTGAACAATCAAGAAACACCTTATGGGTTTTAAAAAAGAAAATATGATTTTTAATAAAGCACAAGAAGCATTTGAATATTATTATGAACTTTTATTAAATAAAGGTAAAAAATTTAATAATACAAAAGCCTTATTTAATATTGGATTTAAAATTAATAATCCATTAGATAATAAAATAAAAACAAGTTGGAGGAAATGGAATCATGATTATGCTGAATATGAATGGCAATGGTATTTATCAGGAGATAAATCAGCTAAATCAATAGCAAAAAGAGCTAGAATATGGTATAATTGCATGGATATATATGGTAATGTAAACTCTAACTATGGTTATCAATGGAATAGAGGTAATCAATTAGAATATGTTATTAATGAATTAAAACATAATCCAACATCAAGAAGAGCTTCAATTAGTATTTATGATGCTAAAGATAGATTTAATTTTGAAAATGACACTCCTTGTACTTATGCAATTAATTTTACAATTTTAAATAATAAATTATGTATGAGTGTTATGATGAGGTCTAATGATTTATGGTTTGGTTTTTGTAATGATCAATATTGCTTCTCTAAACTACAAGAGATGATCTCTAATGAATTATCTTTAGAAATAGGATGGTATTATCATTTTGTAAATAATATTCATTTATATAAAAACTTTTTAAATAAAAAAACATGAAACTAAATAATGAATTTGAAACAATTAGACAATGGGCTAATAATAAAGGTATATATAAGAAAGGTGATATAAAAACACAATATATAAAACTACAAGAAGAATGTGGTGAATTAGCGAAAGCTATTATAAATAAAGATGATGTTGAAATAATTGATGCAATAGGAGATTGCGTAGTTGTTTTAACAAGTATTGCACATTTTAATAATTGTAAAATTGAGGATTGTATTAATACTGCTTATAATGTAATTAATAAAAGAAAAGGAAAAATGATTAATGGATCATTTGTAAAAAATAATTAACTATAAACTATATATTATGAGAACATATAAATCAAAAATAAGTATTCCAAAAAATTTAAAAAATAAAAGTATTGGAAAAATTGGTCAATCAATATTTGAAATTTGGTATAAAAGAAATTTTGAAGGTGAAGATTTGCATGAACAAGTAGCTGATAATGATTATAATAAAATTGATTTTACTGATTGGAAAGCAAATAAATATCAAGTAAAAGCTACATCTAAAAAAACATATACTTTTAATTGTCTAATAGAAGATGTAGAAGACCATTTAACTTGTAATTATTATCCTTTTATTCAAATTGATTTAGAAAATAATATAGCTTATTTAGAAGATATTTATACAAAAGATTATGTAAAAACAAATATAAAACCTAGTTTTAAATATAATAACTGTTTTATTTGGAAAAAAGATTTACAACAAAATATGCTTGAAATATGAAAGAATTACCATACTTTAAATTTTTTCCTAACCAATGGATAACAGGTTCAGTTATGTTTATGGATTTAGATGTACAAGGCGCATTTTTAAAGATATGCTGCTACTACTGGAGCAAAGAATGTAATGTAAGCATAGAACAAATTAAACTATTAGTGCCAGATCATTGGAGTAAACTGTTTGATAGTCAACTACTTAAGATAGATAAAGACAAGATAAAAATAAAATGGTTAGATCAACAATATGAAGAAAGATTAAAAGAACATAAAAGAAATGTAATCAATGGTAGAAAGGGGGGCTTAAGCAGGGCTAAAGCATTAAGAAAAGATAATATAAAAAAAGATAATAATCAACCATATTTAGAAACACAATTTATAAAATGATAATTAAACCAGAAGAACAGTTAAAATACTTATTTGCTTTTAAAGAAGGTAAAATTCAAAAAGGTTTAAGTATTGGTAATGAATTAGATAATTGGTTTGTACACAAAAGAGGTTCGTTTACAGTTATAGTAGGTTTAGATAATGTAGGTAAAACAAACTTTATGTTGTGGTATTTTTTATGCTTAAGTGTTAAGCACAATGTAAAGTGGTTAATATGGTCAGGAGAAAATAGTGCAGGACAATTAACTAGAGATTTAATTCAAATGTATTCACAAAATAAATTATTAGATCTAAACAAATCAGAAATAGAAGAATATAATAATAAAATAGGTAAATGGTTCACATTTGTAAGTAATAAGAAGATGTATAACCATAAAGATTTATTAAAGTTATTTAAAGAAAGTGATTGTGATGCATGTGCTATCGATCCATTTACAGGATTAAACCATGATAGAAGAGTAAACCAATATGAAAGAAATTATTTAATATGTAATGATATTAGAGAATTTTGTAATACTACAGGTAAAGCTATTTATGTAATGACACATCCAATGACAGAAGCAGCAAGAAGAATTTATCCACCTAATCATGAGTATGCAGGATATATACAACCACCAAGAAAATCAGATGTTGAAGGTGGACAAGTATTTGCTAATAGATGTGATTCATTTCTTTCAATACATAGGTTTATTAATTCACCTGAAAGCTGGATGATGACACAAGTTAGAATAGAAAAAATTAAAGATAAAGAAACTGGTGGTACTCCTACTTTAGACAAGCCTTTGTCTTTTGATTACAATAAAGGATTAGGATTTACTATTGGTGGTATAAATGTGTTAAAACAAAAACAATGAAATATAGATATGACAATATAGATACTTTTATGAGTTATAAAAGTTGGACAGACAAACAAAAGATAGATGAACTATTAAGAATAGATTGCAGCCTGTATGCAAACTTAGGTACTGATAGCACACAAGAGGAAAAGGCAGAAGCAAAAAGAAGAAGTTTAATAATATATAGATTAATTAAAACACTTGATAAAACATTAGGTGATCAATTACTTTATATGGAAGATAAAAAACAATAATGGAAACAATAGACATAACAATTACAAAGAACAAGTTACAGATACTTATGTTACAAGCAAGGGAAAACATTAAAGAAAAAGCAACCAACAGCAAAGTAGAAGCATTAGATACATTAACAGATGCTTATTCTACAATAGTTTATTTACAAGCTGCACTTGATGATTTAAGAAAGAAAAACCTTATTGCAGAACAGAACAATGTCAAGGCATACAGGCAGAACAAAAAACTAAAACAAAAATTTAGTAAGTTTGTATAGTATGGATTTACAATATATTTATTATATAGTATTCATGGTGTGTATAGTTTCCTTCTTTGCAGGGTTGCTTACACATTATTTATTTAATAGACATTAACATGGAGAAGAATAGAACACTAAATGAATTAAGACAAACTAAAGAAGTTTATGATCATCCTTATGAACCTGTAGTAAATGGCATTAAATACCTTTGTGCTATATATCCTAATAATGCAGATTTAGGTGCAGCAGTAAGAGAACACTTTCAAATACACAAGTAATGTTAAATGCTAATAAAAAAGGTAAGCGGTTTGAACTTAAAGTGGCTAAATTTCTTGCAGAAAAACTTGATGCTAATATTAGAAGAACACCCAATAGTGGTGGATTAAGTATGAAAGGTGATATACTTTGTATTGATGACAACAGTATATTAAGTGAGTTTAATTGGGAGTGCAAGAACCAAGAGAAGCTAAACATTTGGAAAGCACTTGAGCAAAGCAGAAATGATTGTTTAGGCAATGCAAAGATGCCAGTAGTTTGCTTCACCAAAAACCATGAAAGAGATTACATCGCACTTGAGTTAGATGACTTTGTTAATTTACTTATAGAAGTTGAAGAAGGTAGAACTAAATAATCTATTAGAACATTTAGCATTATTTCATAATAACTATTGTGAGATTGCTAAAAATTTATTATATAAGAAAGACAAGAAAGCAGTACAAGATATAGTACAAGAAATGTACATTAAACTATATGATCAAGTTGAAGAAGGCAAATTAGAAATACAACAACTGATAATAAATGATAAACCACACTTTGGAATTATTAAAAGAACTTTATTAAGGATTATACAGCAAACAGCTAACAATGAAAAAAAATTACCAAAGGATGAAAATGCAACTATCAAAAACATAATTCAAGAAGATGATTATAACATAGAAGAGTTTAACAATAAAGTATTAGAAATATTAAATGGTATGTATTGGTTTGATAGAAAACTATTTACACTTTATGTTAAGCAATTCAACAGCATTAGAAAGTTGGCAAAGGAAACAAGATTAGGACATGTAACTGTATACAACACAATTAAAAGAGCAAAGAAAAATATTAAAAAGAAATTATATGAAAAGTAAAGGATTAGGAGATACAGTAGAAAAGATAACTAAAGCAACAGGAATTAAAAAAGCTACCAATTACATATTTGATAAATTAGGTATGGATTGTGGCTGTGAAGCACGCAAGGAAAGATTAAATTCTTTATTCCCTTACTCTAAACCAGAATGCTTAAATGAAGAGGAATACATGACATTAAAAGAAATATTTAAACACATCAACAATAGAATAGGAACAACAGAACAATCAGCACTATTAAAAATATATAATAGAATCTTTCATGACAAAAGGCAAATGTCTACTTGTAGTTCATGTGTTAAAGAATTAGTAGAAGTAATGAAAAAACTATTTAATGAATATGAATATGAACAAGAAACACAAGCTGAAAAAAATAGCTGAAGATAAATTACGAGAGTATCTTAATGAAAATGAGGAAGATATAAAATACAGAACAAATACAGAACAAAATCATGAGCAAAGAAGATCTAATACCATTTAAAAAAGGTCAGTCAGGAAATCCAGCTGGCAGACCAAAAGGAAGTAAGAATAGAAGCACTATTATTAGAGAGATGCTTGACATGATGGTGCAAGTAAAAGATGATAATGGTGTTGAGGTTTGGCAAAGCAATGAATATAGAATGGTGCAAGCTATACTAACTAAAGC